CTCCTTGCCAACGTCGGCAAGACCCTGACCAGCAATCTGAACGCCAAACAGACCCAGGATGCCGTAGACAGTGTTGGCGTCAATGCCAAGGTTGTCACAAACAGCAGCGACAACCGCTCCAGCAATGGCAGACCAGAACTTCTTGCTGCCAAGCAAACCCTTGATTGCGCTCATCATCGTTGAATCCTCTCAATCTTGTCCATCAACTTGTCGAAGTGAACCGTCTGTGCAGTCTCAATTCGGGACGTAGTCTTCTCGACCGTCTCCATGCGCTGCATCAAGACGGCTACGTCCACCTTGATCTGCGAAACCTGGGAGGCCTGAGCCTCCACTCGCTTGAGGTCAGACGCCGATGGCAACCAACCAAAGCCAACAGCCATAGCAGCCGCAGCACTCACCATCGCACCCGACGAGGCAATCATCTTGATGGCGTCGGTCATCACTTGTCCTTCAATGCTTTGGTCACTGCCCGCTCGATCATGGTCTCTGTGGCAGTTGGCGGGCTGGGTCGAGGAGGAATCGGGGCGGATGGTTGTTGTAGCAGTTGATCCAGCTTTGCTGAAATCTGCTCGTAGATGGTTGCACGCTCTTGGTCGTACTTCTCAACGACAGCGTCGAACCTCTCACGAATCAACGTCTCCTCACGGGCAGACTGGTCTGCGAAGCGAGCCATTGTCTCGTCAAGGCGGCCAGCGTCCAGTTTGCGCTGCCAGATCAGGTAGATAGCAAAGAGACCCATCCCGCCGTAGTCAATCAGCGATCCAAGAGCGCCAAGCTCACTCATTGCTTGGACCGTTGACTGTTAGAATCCTGCAACGCTTACAGGACAGGGCAGCAGCGTGACGCAGGTGATTGGCCATTGGGTCCTCCTGCAGGTCAAACAGACACGAGCACACAGTGTCGCGTCGCTCAACAGCCTGAATGGCAACCCACTCCATCTCGTTAGCCACTTCCTCTGCGCGCATGGCAGCAGCTACAGCCTCGTTGCGCTCCTCGTTGGCAACGACAGCCTCAATGGAAAGGTGGGTAACGCTGCCAAGCATGGCCAGCATAACCAGAGCGGCAAGAGCCTCACTCACGCCAGGGCCAGTTTGCGTGCGCCCCCATTCCACCTAGCACGCTTGCCTCGGCAGTCAACATGCACAAAGCGCACTGTGCCGTCCTTGCGAAGGTACAGTGCTAACCCTCCCTTTGGAATGCGACCGTCCTCCTGCATGGCGTTGGCACAGTCGAAAATCTGGAGAGTGCGCTGCTCCGTCGAGGCGCGTAGGTCCAACGCAACGCCTAGCATGTGCTTGCTGCCCGTGCCCGGGACGATCACGCCGTCCTTGTATTTGGGCTGCGCCCCGCCCACACGCCGGTTCATAGCAGGAGAACGCACACCACCACCGGCAAGCACAGTCAGCCCGAAGCCCAACTCGTCACGCAAAGGCTGGAACATTTGGATAGCCATGCGCTCCACGTTCGCAGCCACGTCGTCAGGCAACGAGGCAACGTCGTCGTACCCGCTGCCGCGCAACACCTCCGACCATGTTAGGTTGGGGGCCAGCGACTCCACACGCAGCGGAGGCATCTGGATCACCTCACTCATCCGTCGTCGGCTGGCGGAATGTTGAGCATGACGCGCCAACCGGCCTCGACGGCATCGCCAAACGCCTCCTTGACGGGCAGTCGCATCGTCTCCTCGCTGGATCCAGTGACGACGACGATCTCGACGTAGAGGACAGAAGTCTCGTCAGCCATTACCAGCCTCCGGTCGGGACGATCAGATCGTACAGCGTCGCATCGCAGATTCGTTGGGACGCCCCCGATGCGCTTACGTTGTATGCCGACATCCCTGCGTGCCACGTCCGAGAAGTGTCCAGATTCGTCAACGGGGCCGTGCCCTTCAAGACTCCATTCGCGTAGCCGTCAACGCCGGTCGCGGTGTAAGCAAGGCGAAAAGTCGTCCAGTTTGTCGTGTCGATTGCGCCGAGATTGACGGTCGACTCCGCCCCCGCCCCGCCCGCTTGATCCTTTACGACCAAGTGCCAGTTCGTATCAACGCCCGTGTCGTAGCGGAACCCGAGAAAGTCCATCGTCATTGCGACCCGTGGCGCGATGTTGTTGGCCCCTTGAATGCCGAATGCAAACATGGCGTCGTTGCTAAATGCCCCGGCCATCGGGCGGACTCGAATCGTCAACGACAGGCCGGGCCGGATGGATCCGACGTTGCGATAGTATTGAGTCCAGACCGTGAAGTCGTCCGTCGCAGTGTGCGATCGTATACCCTTGATGCCGAAGGCCCCGGCGACGGCGTGCGCCACGTTCATGTTCTGGGGATTCGTCCCAAGGCGATACCAGTCCAACTGACCTGCCGTCCCGGTAGCGTTGTTGCCGCCGTAGAATCGCTCGGTCAGTCGAAAATACTTGAGCGGGTCGTCGTACCTTGCTCCGGTCACGCCCGACAGGGCGCTGTCAATGACTTCGACGCTCATTTTAGGACCCGATCTTCTGGACGACTGACGAGAGTTCAGTCACCAGGGAGACTTGATGGTTGGCCGCAGGACCATTGTCGTAAAGTGCCCACGGTCTTTCGTCCTCAGAGGCAATCGGCACATCCATAGAGGAACCCTGGACTGCAGAGTCAGACGGCAGAAGCAGACACGCCCAGCGCCAGTTGCCGACCCTGATTTGAGCGGCAGCGCCTCCAGCAGTGCCGCTGAACGTGATGGCCACGACGTATCGACCAGTGGCAATACCGGAGGGACCACCGGATGTGCTTGCATCCCAGCTTGGCGGCTTCGACCAGATGATCACCTGATCCTCTGCTGTGTCTCCGATAAGCGTCGGCTGCACCACCACAGACGGCATGGCAACAAAGGTTCCTCCGTCCAGGTATGAGACTGTGTGGCTTACTGAACCGTGCGTGGTGGAAACAATAACGGAGCAGGCGGTGAAGGGCCTGTCTGCGTGGATGATGAACCCATCGTTAGAAGACGCCCCGGAGGCCGGTTGAAGATGAAAGTCTCCAACTCCTGCATCCTGAGCGTCCGTAGTGTCGTCGAGAAACGCATTAGCTGACAGGTCGTACTGACCGGCACCCCAGGCAGAGTCCGGAAGCAGCCCGCCAACGAACACCCTGGCAGAACCAGAGGTTCCGTTACGCCAGGAAAGCTCCTTGAGCAAATGCCCTGCAGCTTCGCTAGAAGACTGGAACTCTCCAAGCGCAAGCTGCGACTGACTGGCAGTGCTGGTTGCAGCCATAGCCTGTGAGTTCGCAAAATCAGGACCCCAATCGCCAAAGCGATGAAACCCGTGCCGCCTTCTGACTTGGTTTGCCACGACGTATCCCTCCTGGACCTTACGTCACACCGCCAACCATGTTACACCGTCTCCTGCAACAGCAGCGTCGATGTATATTAGATTGGCGTTGCCTATCCATAGCTCAAGCGTGGATGCGGCGTCTAGGATATACCCGTTAGCCGAAGAAACGGTCGAGCCACCTACGTATATGTTGCCGGCATTGCCGACATTGGCCCTGATCATGATTCTCTGGCACCGAACGCCAGTGGACAGCGCAACCCTTGTCCCTGCGACTGCTACAGCCGTGGCCCCACTGGTGGGGTTGATCGCCGGGGAGTTGAGCCGGGTTCGGTCGACGCCAATGCTTCTTCGCCAAACGATGTCATCTCGCTCAACGTCTGCATCGGGGGTCGGCACTACTCCTCCTGCTCCTCAAGGTTGGTCTCTGCTGGGACTGAATTAGGAGCGGCATCGTCTAGTCCAAGGCGAATCTTCCTCTGAACCCTAGCCCAGTCCCTCAGGAACACAGACTTCTGATACATCGGATCATACTCATAAGCCTTGAAGGGCGTGACAGCACCCATGACTCTGGAGCGTTGGGCACGTTGCTTCGGCGTGAGATCCATCAGGTTGCCCAAGAAGAAGTTTCCAAGACCTACGCCACCAGGAATGGTGTTTAGGTAGTAGGCAGGCGGTAGCGCCGACAGAGAGCGGAGCGTGGATTCGTTCATACGCCACACCCACTGTGTTTTCCCGTCGTCTGGGTCCCCTATGGAGATTTCCTCACGGCGAAGCCCCATCATAGCTCGGAATCCCTGGTCCTTGCCGTTCTTGTCCTTGCCTGACCACGCGAGGTGCTGGTCAATGAGCATAATCCACGCGGGGGCCTCTGTTCGCCTGTCGTAAAGTGGGCGTCCCTTGAAGAAGCTATAGGCATGGCCGCTGCTGTCTAGCTTCTCCTCGAACGGCCACTTGTACCAGGGGTATAGGGACCCAAGAAGCTCGTCGGAAAGAACCCTGGTGGTAGAACGACCGCCAGCCTCTTCCGGTATAAACATACGAAGGGCGTTCAGGTCCTCGCCCGGAAGTCCGAAGCGAAACAATGCCAACGACTTCTTTCCTCTGTCCTCCTTGCCTACGGTGAGCCCCCACATATTGCTCCACCATTCAGGCATCCAAACCTCATCAACCTCGTCTCCAGAGCCAAGTGCCTCCACGTATGTTTGTAGTTGGTGCATACGGTAGAACTTGTTGGGACGGTTGATCATTGCATCAATCTGCAGCCCGATGTTCTTACGCTTCCATGTGCTGAACGGTGTGACGTAATCACGCATAAAACGCAGGGTTGGAGTCAGGTCGTCGTAGTCGAAGTGGATCTTGATAACTCGCTCGATAGACTCCTGGATGCCCATGCCTTTGTTGAC